CAACTACGGAGGTGATTTAGCACCCCTTATAGCGGACGATATAAACGAAGAGACAGTAGGTACTTCTACAGAACCCTTACGGTTCACTGATTTAGACCTTGAAGAACGTAAGATGAGCTACGGTCGTACCGGGTACGCCTTACAGTTCATGTTGAATCCTAAGCTATCTGATGCTGATCGATACCCATTAAAGATTAACGATCTGATTATATCTGATGTAGATGTAGACCTAGCTCCTGAAAAGATTGTGTGGTCGTCTGACCCGGATAATACGGATCGTGACCTCCCAAATGTCGGATTAGCTGGGGATCGATTTAGGCGTCCCTCTTCAACTGTAGGAGATATGATACCGTATACTGGCTCTGTGTTATCTATTGACCCTAGTGGGCGTGGTAAGGACGAAACTGGGTACGCTGTAGTGAAGATGCTTAATGGACAACTGTACGTACCTGATGCTGGTGGTATAAAAGGTGGGTACGATGAAAGGACACTTAAACAACTGGTAGCTATAGCAAAGGATAACAAAGTTAATATCGTTGTTATAGAGTCTAACTTTGGAGACGGTATGTTTATGGAGCTGATTAAACCTCTGTTTAGAACAACATATCCTGTAACTATAGAAGAAGTTAGACATAACAAACAAAAGGAGCTTCGTATCGTTGATACCTTAGAACCTGTACTTAACTCTCATAGACTTGTTATAGACCCTAAGGTAATAACAAATGATTACAGATCAGCTCTTAGCTACCCTATAGAACAACAAACCAGATATATGTTAATGTATCAGCTATCACGGATAACAAGAGATAAAGGATCACTGGTACACGATGACCGTCTTGACGCCTTATCAATCGCTGTTGGTTATTGGGTACAACAGATGGCATCTGACGCTGACCAATCGATGGTTGATAGACAACAAGAACTTCTTCATAAAGAATTACAAGACTTCACGGATAGCTTTCATAAAAGAAGCAACAGCTCTAAAGCGGTCCTTTGGATGTAGTCGCTATCGCTCCTACTTAATAACAAAGCTTTAGTTATCTATATATAAGGTGTTTCTCTATTTAGTTTAAATACATAAGTACTACTATAGCTATACCTTGAAATTCTAAAGTTAGACTTTTAATTTACATGGTTTATTTATAAACACACCTATCCTTAAAAGACTTATTTAAAGATCACGTTATCAATAAGACCGTTTAGAGATGTTAGCGAAAGAACGAATGTATGAGCTAACTAAACAACGGATGTATTGATCTGATGTAAGCTGCTGTTTTGTATTGTTTACCTTTGTTAAAAGGAACTACTACAACTAGCGTCAGCTAATGTAACCTCTTAGTAGGTATTGCTTATCTTGTTATCTATATACCTATCGGTATGAGACCTCTTAAACGTACGTCTATAACGACTATCTAAATCTCATTATTTTACAATCTAGCAGCCGAAGGGAACGTGTAAAGCATAAAAGTTAAAGATGTAGTATCTAAGCGGTAGAAAAGATGGTCGTCGATTTAGCTATGTTTTCTTCTCGATTAATGGTATGCTATAGCTGTTATGGACATCAACGAACAAACGGACACGCTACAGTACGAACTGGCTAAGCTGGTATATAGGTTCAAGAGCGAATACGATCTTAACGATTACACTATAGCCGGATGCTTAGACTTCTGTAAGCTGTCAGTACTCACCGATACAGATGATGTTATATTTACTGGAGAACTAACAGAGGACACCGATGAAGAAGACACCGACACAACCGACGAAACATTCCCCCACTTCTAGTCGCTCCGCTCCTAACGCACCCGCTTCGACGGCTGCTCTTGACGATCTTCCAATTATACGGATCGTCTCCGAAGAGGAAGAGATGCACGTAAAGCTTGGTCTGGAGATGGAAGACAGTACGCACAATATGCTTGTTAAATGGGGCAAAGAGGTAGCATCCGACGAAGATTACATCAATATCGCCATATCAGACGCCTTAAAGCACGGTATATCAAGCGATAACAGCGACTCTCTAAATAAAGAAGATACACTCCCACTCGTATAACGGGAAGCTTGGCTCTGTTATAGGGATCGGGTCACAGTCTGTAAAGATGACGGTCATATAGCCGTAATATACAGCACACACAAAGCTTAAGTCGAAAGGTTTCGGCAGAAAAATCTGAAATGCTTACGCTATATACGCGTGCGTTAATTACCCCCGCATGTACCCGCAAGATTCTTATAGGGGAGGGGATGTTGTTTCGCTATAAATTACTTCGCACAATAGTGGTTATGTCTAATAAGCTTAGAATCGTTCAAGTAAATAGTTCTATTGTTCACTTTGCTTGTTATTTGTTTTACACGAGTAAAGCTTGGTTATTCGTATCATCTTATCATGATGCGTTGATGCGTTTACTCTTATATTTTTGTTTTTCTTTCGGGTTCGTTTCATTAACTCTTTGATCATCAACAGCTTACAACACGGATTGATGCGAGATTGATTCTTTGGTGCAATTCATTAAAACTTTTTTCATTTTTTTATTTCGCTGATTTACAACGATTTACAACAACTTGAAAAAATAAAGTTTGTAATAATTTTGGATTCTGTCATAGCTTTTCAGCATCGCTAGCAATTCAGCTTTCGATCAAACCAAACTTATAGAATGAAAAAACTTACTATTGAACTTCTCAATCTTGTAATGGAGCATTGCAAACAATCAGAATCAGAATCAGCTTTTAAAGCATTGCAAGACATCGATGTACTGGAATTTAAAGAAAGACATTACAAGAATTGCATTTTGTCTTGCTTAGATGACTTGAAAAAAGAAATTGAAAACAATCAAAACCAATAACACCAAAAATACCTAATAGAATGAACCTAGAAAATCCAACTGAAGAATATCTCTATGCAGCTAAAGTAACCAAAGCATTGAGAGAAGATAGCCTAAAGGAAATAGTAAACGAGCAAGCTAAGCTTTATGCAAAGCAAAGGCAAATAGAAGTACAATTGGAGTCAGCTAATAAAGATATAGAGCATTGGACAAATGTCCTAGCAATGGAAAATCTTAAAGCTAACATCCAACTTGCTAACAACCAATAAACACCAAAAAATACCAAAATAGAATGAAAACTACAGACACTACTTACAACGGATGGACAAACTACGCAACTTGGCGTGTAAACTTAGAAATCTTCGATGGCGGAGAGTTCAGTAATATGGCAGCTTGTGAAATGCGTGAGTTCGTCGAAGAACTAATTGAAAACGAAACACCAGAAGGATTAGCTCGTGATTATGCAATGGCATTTATTGCAGATGTAGACTGGATGGAAATCCGTGAGCATTATGAAGAAGAAGAAGAGGAACCTATCTTAGAACAGCACGCTTATGTCCACAACTACAACGGATAATACTATGAAAATAATCAATAAACTTCCAACACCTGCTGATCAAATAGACAAAGAGGTTGCAAAGCTATTCACACCTGCACCACTTGAAAAGTTCGTTCCATTTATCTTACTTGGATTCTGGATAGCTATCTTGTTTGCTATCTTTTCATCATGAATCACACTTACATAGTAATAGATAAACAAACTGACAAAGCTGTGACTGAAATATTCAGCAAGTCATTAGCTGATCAGATAAACACTGAAAAGTATTATGTTATGACGGCTTATGATTACCTTTGCCGATTAAATAAACAAATGAAGAACTAAACCTTACCTGACCATGAAAATACAACCAAAACTTAACTATTCTATGTCTGGCTACGGACAACTTAACAAAGATAAAATCTATTCTGCCATTGACGCAACCAACCAACCAAATTGGAAAGAAGAGGGAAAGATATTTGTCGAAGCCAACGATGATTTAACGATTGAGTTGTTATTAAAACAGGGCGAGTACGAACTTATAAAAGAATGAGTGTCACAATATACTTAACCGATCACAACGGACGAAAGGTTGCGTTCTTTTATCGAATCGATAGCGAGCGATACAACACCGCACCAAACATCTTATGGGCATGTAGAGGTCACGAATACAATGGCGTCTGTCACAGCAAAGAGGAAGCATTCGAAGCGTTCAAAGCTGTGTTAAAAGACATGAAGCAGAAAGACCAAAGCTTACCTGTTCGTATTTCACAAAAAACCTGTTCAACTTGTGAAAAAACCTTGCAAGGAATGGAGAATGAAGGCACAACTTGTAACGAACACAACTTTAACCGATAAATAAATACTAAACCAATACCTAAAATGAATACATTACCTGATTTACCTGTTCCTCATATACCTACCAAACCTACCCGTTCACAAAAGATTGAAGCACTTCTAGCACTCCGTAAAAGTTGGACGATTCAAGACTTTGAAGACGCTTACAGCGATGACTATGAAAATGACCCGTGGAAAGTTAACCGACCACAAACACTCAACGAGTGGAGACAATACCAATACGATCTACTTCACAACACTTACGATGAGGAATTGATTGACGAGTGCTTAGAGAATGAAGTATTTGAAGCTAGGTATTTATTATAAATGACTAATAACGAACCGACTTTTTTAGATATGAACGACCTATGCGACCAGTCCCTTGAGGCTCTGATCCAACATTACCTAAAGCTTAAGCATCGGATGCCTGATAACATAAGTGTCCGTGAAAGATTGCTTGAGCTAGAGAGGGAGCAATTCGAAAGGGAGAAACAAACGGAGGACAAAGAATGACCATACTTACCCTTGGAATGTTTGTCTTAGCTGGCTTACTGATCTTTGCGTGGGCATACGATATGTTATGAAAGAAACCTTATTACAACCGAGCGACATGATTGAAGAATTAATGTACCACATCTTATGGAATGAGTTTGACGGGGAGCTTGATCCCGACCACAAATACTTTCCACTTTACCTGTCCTTACAACAGCT